CACCACCGGCATCGCGCTCGCGATCGACGATGGTGCGCTCGAGGGTTCGGGTTCTTCGGGCCAGCCGACCGGCATCAAGAACACCAGCGGCGTGAACAAGCCGTCTTCGTTCGCTGCGGCGACCCCGACCTTCGCCGAGGTCGTGGCCCTCGAGACTGCGGTGGCCGAGGACAACGCGCTTCTTGGCAACCTGTCGTACATCCTCCCTGCCTCGATGTACGGCGCGCTGAAGACGGCTGTGAAGGTGGCTGGTCAGGCCCAGTTCATCGTCGAGCCGGGCGGCACGATCAACGGCTACCGTGCGATCGTGTCGAATCAGGTCACCTCTGGCGACCTGTACTTCGGCAACTTCAGCGACCTGCTCATCGGCATGTACGGCGGCCTCGACATCACCGTCGATCCGTACACCTCGTCGAACACGGGCACGGTTCGCATCGTCGCGCTTCAGACGGTCGATGTGGCTGTCCGTCACGCGGTGTCGTTCGCCTACAACAACGACGGCGTCTGATGGTTGTGAAATGGAATGGGGGCGGTTTCGACCGCCCCCAATCTTACCCGGAGGGGAAAATGCCCTACTTGGTTCTGAAATCCTGCGTGTTTTCTGGCGGTACTCTCAGTGCCGGCGACATCGTGGAGATCGAAAACAGGGAAGCCGCCTCTCTTGTCGCGATGGGCCGCATCCAGAAGCACGATGGCCCCATCGAGCAGCCCGCGCCGGTCGATCGGATGGCGGCGCCGAGATCGAAGCGAGCAAAGTAAAGCGCCATGCCACTGCCGCTGACCTCAGATCTCGCATTCATCTTCAACGCGGATGAGTTCGGCGTGACCGTGACGCGGATCAGGGCGAACTTCTCATCGCAATCGACCTTCACCGGCATCTTCGACAACGAGACGGTGCCGGTGGAGACGGGCGGCTTCGTTCCCGTGCATCAGGAGCAGCCCCGTGTTAGCTGCCGGACATCTGATCTGACGGACCTCGCCGAGGGCGACATCTTTCAGATCTCTGGTGTTGAATATGTCGTGAAAAGCTGGGTGCATGACGGCACCGGCGTGACCGATGTCAGCTTGGAGAAGGTTTGATGTCGCATGTCCGCCGCCAGATCCGCGACAAGGTGGTCACGACGCTGAAGGCGGGCGTGCCGCTTGTTCGCCGCAACGTGATCGCCTCTCGGGTCTATCCGCTGACTGCGGCAAATTTGCCTGCCGTGCTGGTTTACACTCGGTCTGAGGCTTCTGGTCTGCTATCGTTTGGGTCGGTCAAATCATCTGACCGCCGTCTTTCTCTCTCGATCGACATCTATGTGAGGGCGACAGAGACATTCGATGACGATGTGGACGCGATCTGCGTACAGGTTGAAGAGGCGCTTGCCGCGAAATTCACGCTGGATGATCTGGCGAAAGAGACCGTGCTAACCAGCACCGAAATCGACTATAGTGGCGAGGCAGAGCAGCCGGTGGCTGTCGCTCGCTTAACTTACGGCATCCGATATGTTACCACTATCGGAGACGTGGAAACGGCCAAATAGGAGGCATTCGCTATGGCTACTCACGCAGGAAGCGAGGGAACCGTCAAGGTCGGCGCGAACGCCGTTGCCGAGATCCGTTCCTACTCGATCGAACAGACGGCGGACACGCTGGAAGACACGACGATGGGGGATACGGCTCGCACCTATCTGCCGTCGCTCACCACATTCACCGGGACGCTCGATGTCCTCTGGGATGAGACTGACACGACGGGCCAGGGCGCTCTCACGATCGGCGCTTCCGTCACGCTGAACCTCTATCCCGAGGGTTCGGTCTCTGGCGACACCTACCTCAGCGGGACGGCTATCGTCACCGGGCGCAGCATCACCGCGTCCTATGACGGTCTCGTCGAGATGTCGATCAGCGTGCAAGGCACGGGCGCCCTCACCACTTCGACGGTGGCCTAATGACATCTCTGGCTAAACGCATCGCCGCCAAACTTAGCGAACGCGAGAAGCTGCATGTCGATGTTGAGGAGTGGGGCGAGCCGGGTCAGCCGGTTCGCCTTTACTTCGACAAGTTCAACATCCGCGACATGTCCAAGTTGCAGCGCAAGTACAAGGACTTCGCGACCAACCCGACGCTCGACGCGATGGTCGACGCCATCATCTCGAAGGTAGAGGATGAGCAGGGCGAGAAGGTCTTCACGATCGAGGACCGGCCGACGCTCATGGGAGCCGAGGTCAGCACGATCGCGCGCATTTTCGGCGCCATCTTCAGCGGTCCCACCGTTGAGGACATGGAAAAAAACTGAAGGGCGACCCATTCAGGCTCAATGTCATCGCGTTGGCTGACCGGCTCGGGAAGACCATCGCGGAGATTGAGGAAATCTCGGTTGAAGAGTACAATGAGTGGGTCGCATACTTTGGCATAATCGCGGAGCGTCAGAAGCATGGCAAATGACATCAACATCTCGGTTGGCGTTTTTGCCGGTGACGCGCTCCGTGACCTCGCCCGCGTGCAGGGTCAGGTGCAGGCTGTCGGCAACAAGATCAACAGCACCACGCGGGTTCTGAACCAGCACTCGAACGCCTACAACAAGACCGCCGTCGCCACGAACAAGTGGGCGAAGGGCGCGCTTCAACAGACCGGCTACCAGCTTGGCGACTTCTTTGTGCAGGTCACGAACGGGACCAGCGCGATGCAGGCATTCGGCCAGCAGGGTTCGCAGATCTTGGGTGTGTTCGGGCCGGTCGGCGCTTTGCTTGGCGCCGCTGTCGCCATCTTCGCCGCCTTTGGCGTGGCGGCCGAAAGGTCTGGTCAGCATCTTGGGCAATTCGCCGTCTTGCTGGGGTCTTTGCAGGCTCCTGTGATGGCTGTGGTGCAAATGTTCAGGGATCTCGGGCTGTCTTTCGAGGCAGTGTCTAAGTTCATGTTGCACAACATCGACACCGTGATCATCGCCCTCGGGCTGTTTGCGGCGCGCTTCCTGCTCGTGAAGGCGGCGATGGCTGTGTATTCCCTTGCTATGGGCGTTGCCACCGCGCGAACGGCCGCGTTCAAGAATGTCGTCGTGGCGGCCGGCGCTGCGCTGCGACGGTTTCTCCCGATCGCCATCCTGCTTGGCCTGGCGAAGATGATCGAACTGCTCCTGCGGGCCAAGGACGGCGTTGGTGGCTTTGGTAAGGTGTTGGGCCTATTAAAGGATATAGCTGTCGAGGTCATCACAAGGATCGCGACCGGCTTTGCTGCTTTCGGCGATATCTGGGATGCGGTCAGCGCGCGTATTCAGCGCATCTGGCTGATCACGTTGCGCGAAATTCAGCAGCGGTATGCGACATTCCTTCACATCGTGGCGCGATCGATCCCTGAATTGCCGGGGATGGAGGACATGATCCTGAGTGTCGGCAGTGCCGCGATCGAGGCTGGGTCGAAGGTCTACGAGACCAGCGCAGCTATCGACGAGTTGAATCAAAAGGGCGTCGAGTCGGCCAACAAGGCTGGCAAGGGATTTAGGGACATGATCCGCCCGCTCGACAGCATGGTGCCGCTTGTCGATGCGATCAATGCTGGCACGAAGGAAATCGGGGATCTTAACTTCGGCAATGCCGTCGAGGAGACAGGAAAACTCAAAGAGGCGCTGGACCCAATACAGGATAAGATCGAAGATCTCAGGAAGTCTATTACGTCATCGATGGAAAATGCCTTCATGTCGATGGTCGATGGAACGAAAGGCGTTAAGGATGCATTCAAAGCGATGGCGAGAGACATCATCCTTGAGTTGTACCGTGTCCTTGTCGTTCAGCAGCTTGTTAACGCGATCTCGAATACGAGTGCGTTCAAGTCTGCGTTCAGTCTTGCTACTCTCGGGCTGCGAGCCAATGGCGGCCCGGTGAACGCTGGCACGCCCTACGTCGTCGGCGAGAAGGGGCCAGAGGTCATCGTCCCCGGCCGCAGCGGCGTCGTCATTCCCAACAGCAAGTTGAGTGGCGGTGGCGAGACTGTGATCGTCAATCAGACGATCAACGTCAGCACGGGCGTGCAACAGACGGTTCGGAACGAGATCAAGCAGATGATGCCGATGTTGGCTGACAACGCGAAAGCGGCTGTCCTCGATGCCAAGCGGCGCGGCGGTACATACGGGAGAGCGTTCGCATGAGCATTGTTTATCCCCTCTCGCTGTTGACGCATACAGGGATCAAGTCAATCAGTTTTCGCGCTGTGAATGCTGTTGCTGTCAACAGGTCGCCATTTACTTTCCAGAGCCAGACGCAGGTCTACAG